ATCGATCCTACTGCTGTCCATGAGAATCCTAATCGCACTGTTGACCCTGCTTCTGCAAATCAGGTCAGCAGTGAGACTTGGGATCCGAATATTGGTTTGGAAGTAGGACGTGATGGAACGCCCCCAACACCCTGAATATTGGAGATTAATTAAATGGCAACAACTACACGATATTCTGTAGCTAAGACTATTCGTTCATATTCATCGCTTGGTGTGAACGCTGTTCTTGGTTCTACAGTAAAATCTGAAACTGAGCAGTGGCTTGGTGGAATCGCTTATGGTTCCCCTGAAGCTGCTAATCCCGAGAGTTCTGACACTGCACGTCTGAACCCTACTTCTTAAATATATCTGGGACCTTCGGGTCCCTTTTTTTTATTCTTTATTGAGAACTATTATCATGACAAGTTCATGGAGAAATCCACCAATGCCTCCTAGTCAAGTAGAACTTGCAGCTGTAAATGAACTACTGCAGTCTATTGGACAGGCCCCTGTATCTACCCTAGACACATCAAACCCGGACGTTTCGATTGCATGGAATACTTTGGTATCTACCTCTAGAGATATTCAAGCGGAAGGTTGGACTTTCAATAGAGAATATCATGTTCAAGCTATCCGCTCTAATGCTGTGGCGACAAAAGATATGATCCTGCTTGCTGATAATGAACTGCAAGTCGATCTCTGTGATGATTTACAAAATAAATATCATAGCGGTGTAATGCGTAGTGAAAAGATTGGCTCTACGTTTTATCGATTCTTATACGATAGGTATAATCATACATCTAAGTGGGACTATAACCCACTAGTTGATAAAATTTTCCTTTTTGAATGGGAAGAACTACCTATTCCAATTCAATCATTTATCATTGCTCGTGCTGCTGTGATGTGCTCCATGCGTATTACAGGGGATATGAATCAATATAGGATGCTTCAAGAAAGAGAAAACTATTGTCGTACTCAAGCAATGGAGTATGAAACTACCCAAGGTGATTACAACTACATGGGTATGGATAATGATGTCTCTGCTTATCGAACATATAAACCATTCACTTCACTTCATAGATACTAATGGCAGCCGTAACTCAAACAGTCCAATCATATTTAATGGGTGTATCGAAAGTAGCAGATAAAGATAAAATGGTAGGTACTGTTAGAGATGTCAATAACGTCTATCCTGATGTAACTGATGGTCTCACAAAAAGACCTGGCACTTTATTTGCCGCTACTATCGGCCCTGCTTCAGTATTTGATGGTGCTTACTATTTCCTTTATCGGTTCAACGACAAAGAAGAAATTTATGTAGGTATTATTGAACCAGTAACTGGTACATTAAGTATCTTCAATCAAAGATCAGGTGTTGTAGCTACTATTACTGGCTCTCAAAATAATTATTTACAAGGTACTTCTGACGATTTTCGGGTAGTACAACGTCAAGACGAACTACTTATTTTAAATAAATCAGTTACTACTTCTATGAGTAGTGCAACCATCACTGCTAATACCATTAAAGGTGAAGTAAATTCTATTGCTGAAATACCTACATCTGGGTTGCTTGCTGGTGATATCTATAAGATTGTCGGTATTGCTGGATCCGCTGATGATTTTGTACTTCAGTGGGACGGTTCTACTTGGAATGAAGTTATCGAGAACGGTTCACTTTTTAAACTTGAAGCATCTACAATGCCTCATCTTTTAGTTAGAACATCTACTGATAATTTTACTTTATCTCAAGCGCCTTGGGTTCATTTAAATGTGGGTCTAAATAATAATGACTTACACCCATCTTTTATTGGCTCTACAATTAACAATTTATTTTATCATAAGAACAGGTTAGGAATTTTATCACAAGATAATGTGATTATGAGCCAACCATTGGAATACTATAATCTATTTCCACTTAGTGTCATGTCAGCTACTGATGCTGATCCTATTGACATTGTAGCTTCTAGTAGTTTTCAAACAACATTATTTGCTGTACAACCTACACTGCAGGGTCTAGTCCTCTTCGGGACACGAGAACAGTTTATTCTTACCTCAGGTAATAATTCAGTACTAACACCTTCTACAGCCGCTATTAGGAGTGTCTCGTCTTTTGAAACTTACACTGAGATCGACCCCCTTCTAGTTGATCAGAATATTTTCTTTACTGCTCAATCATTTCAAACCACTCGTGTGCAATCTATGCAACTTAGAGGGGATAATAATTCTCCTGTTGTTGTAGATGTAGGTAAACCTGTTGTGAACTGGCTACCATTTGGTATTAACAGAGCTATCTCTAGTAGCAACAATCAGCTTATTGCTCTTTATAATACGGATTTTAATTTTATTTATTTCTACCGTTTCTATTCAGAAAATAACGAGCAACTTCTAAGAACTTGGTTTAAATGGGAGATGCCAGGTAAAGTCTTAGGCATGTTTATTGAACAAGATCAGTTGTTCATTGCTGTCTCTTGTAACGGTACTGTATCTCTCCTAGTCTCGTACATTAACCCTAACCCTAATGTTCCTGTATTCACTAATAGTGATGGTAATTTTACCAACCCTCTTGCTGACTTCGTAGCATTGCCGACTAGTGTTACTTATGACTCATTGACAAAATTATCTACTATTATATTGCCATTTAATGATTTAGATAATTCAAAATTCAAAGCTATTGCAATGGCACCTTATAGTGGAGGGGCTGAGAATGGCAGTTACTGGGAATTAACTAAGGTAAATGCAACAACATTTACAGTAAGACAAGATCTTTCACAAATCCCTGGTTTGCTGATTGGTTACACTTACCCTTATGAAGTAAATATACCTACTATCTATTTTAGAAATAAAGGTATTGCAGACTTCACTGCATCTTTAACTATTTCTAGAACGTCCTTTCAAATGGGATTGACAGGAGCGTGTGATTTTGAAGTTAAACGCTTGGGTGGTTCTGAATTTAGAGATGTAGGTTCAATTGAACAATCAGCCTGGTATCGGCTTGATTCTGCACCACTAACCGATAATAGAACCTTTACTATTCCTATTCATCAAAAGAACGATAACTTCGAGCTTCGTATTTCTTCTGACACACCTTACCCTGTTTCACTTTTAAGTATGTCATGGGAAGGACAGTATTCACCTAGATTCTATAAACGCGCATGACAACAACTAGCCAACGACAAGTAATTCACGACAAAACTTCAGAAATGATTCGCAAGGCAGCAGGTAATGATTCAGATGCTTTTGATTATTTAGCTACCATATTTTTCACTACACGAGTTATTGATGACGTTGTAGATAATGATAAGGAGATCAAGCATGATACCTATTTTCAAGCTTTAGAGCAATTGTTTGTCAACCTTCACCTCAATAAATTTTTCAGAAAAAATTACGACATGCTGGTCTCTCAGCACGTAACTATTTGGAATACATGGTTGGCAGCTAACAAGTATGAGGTAGAAGGTCAGACAATTGATAAACTTCATGCCCGTACATGGAGGCTTTATATTGATGAATTACTTCCATTGGTTGCTTATTTAACACAAGGTTTTACAAAAATGAAAGAACTAGACAACGATGTCAGATTGTTCACTGCGTTGTATCACAGAATGGACCCCCCTGATTTTGATTTAAAGGAGATGCTGAATGTCGGGTAGCACTAATTCAAAAATTAAAGAGCAGAATAAACAAGTAGAAAAGCAATATCAATACGATCAACGATTCTATGAATACGAGAAGCTTGAAAGACAAGATGCTTATGACAAAGCAGTATTTGATCAAGCAAGAGATCAAGATTATTTAAATCAGATCAGATATCAAAAGAATCGGACTTTATATGATGAGAGAGCCTTTGCTGCTGAAGAGCGTCAGCAGAATTTTGAAACAGCTCAGGAAGCTTTTAAAATTCGTTCAGATACTCGTGATGCAGAAAAGGGTTTAAATCAGAGTAGTTATGATCTTGCTATTAGAGATGAGAGTCGTATTCTTGAAGAAGGTCTACTAGATGTTATGTTTGGTAGACAAGATGAGACGTTACGCTTTGACAAATCCTTATCTGCTACTAACTTTCAAGGGTCTGAAGCTACTAGGAATTTAAGTGCAGCTAATAGAACTTATGGTACAGACAGTGTTGCTAATAGAAACCAACTTGCACAAAAGATTGTCGACACAGACCAGCGATCTAGAGACTTAGATCGTAGGGCAAATACTGTTAATCGTGAAATTACTAACAGAAAACAATCCGAAATCCTTAAAGGTCAACAGACTGCTATTGGTTATGAAGATACTATAGCTAGAGCTAATAACAGTAATCGCCAGGAGAGTCTTGCAAGACAAGATGCTATCAATGAAGGTGCGTCTATTGTTGGTTCCCTTACTGAGGACATTAATAAGTCTGGTCTACGAAAAGATTCTCTTGGTATTGATATTCAGCAAGCTGGTGATAATAGAGATTATCAGGTTGGTTTGGCTGGTAATAATATCTCTAAATTGCGAAATCAAAAAGGTATTGAATCCATTAATCGTGTTCAATTTTCTCAAGATGCTAGGAATACAGTTGCTAATCTTAGCGATGATATTTCCAGAAATATAAATGAATTGTATAAGGAAGAGTTGACACAAGGCAGGGCTTCATCAGATTTCGAGTTTGCCGCAGGTAATGCTGCAGATAATGTTATTGCTGCTATTGAAAATCAAAAAGTTAGAGATGCTATTTCACGAGTAGAAGATTCTGCTGTTATTACTGATGCAGAGTTAAAGAAAAGAGGATTGAATATCCAAGCTTATCAATTGGAAAAAGATAAAGCTTACCAAAATGATAGCTCTGCTTTAAAAAATAGAGCTAATCAACTAACTTATGCTCAAGCACAGAGCAAAAACCTTAATGATCGTCTTGATCAACTTGTAGCTAGGAACCGTGCATTAGGCCAGAGACGTGCATTAGGTCAAGAAGGTAAGTCTGCACAACGTAGTAATCAAAGTATTCTTGCTGAATATGGACGCAATCAAGCACAACTAGTTAATAACTTAGTATTTGCTGCTGAATCTAGAGACATCACAACGCTAGAAATTCAACAAACTGCTGCTAATGCAATTGATAAAATCAATGCTTCTATTTCACAAAATAAGAATGAAGTTGATCTACTAATTAGTAATCGCGATAGTGCTTTGAATAAAAGTATTCTTCAACGGCAAGCTAATGAAAATGCTGTACTGGATGTGTCGCGTAAATCAGCGAGAAGTATTCGTAAATCTAAGGCTGATCTCGGGTTTAATGTTGAGTCTTCAATGCTTAATCAAAAGAGTCTAAAGACTAATATTAAAACACTCAAGCGTAATCAAGGCAAAGCTTTGTCTGACGCTGAGAATTTAATTGGTCAATCTAACTTTAAAATTGCCAGTACTGATGCTGATATCAGCAGTCAAGGTTTGACTAAACAAAAAGCTATTAAGGATGCAAATAATACTATTAAAAAAGCTCAAACAAGTATTAAAGATGCCGATGCTGATATCCGTAAGATTCAAGAAAGTATCAAGCGTACTAATCAACAAGTAACTTTCAAAACTCAAAGTTCTGATCTTAGAGTTTTGGCTAATAACATCTCTAAAAATACTGCCAAAAATCTTTTAAGTAATTCAGCACAACAAACAATTAATGCGATTACAGGTCTTGATATTGCTTTAGCAGACGCCAACACTGATATTGCTAATAAGAGAATTCAAGTTGCAGCTCAAGTTGGGTTAGATCAAGGTGTTTATTCTAATAGTCAACTAAGGAACGAAAATACACTACTTGATGCTAGTTCAAAATTCGTCAACGATATGACTCGTATTAATGCAGATTCAACCTTCAATGAACGTGAAGGCGCGATTGCAACACGTAAATTCGATGCTTCTGAAGAATCACTTCGTCGTGAGAATGAAAGTAGGATCGAACGTTTGGGTATGGATAAGACAGCTGCTGACATCGCTTCTGATTCGAGAGTCGGTGTTACACCTAAAGCACCTGTTGATCTACCTCCTGTTCGCGAACTTCCTCAGCAACTTCTGCCTATTCCACGTAAGCCTAGAAACCCACCTGAACCTATTAAAGGAGCTATGGGTAGGACTAGTGCTTGGAATGATGTTGGTGATGCCATTAATGTTGGTCTGACAATTGCTTCACTTTTCTAACTTATAATTATGGCACAATATAAACGTAGTGCGTCTAGATCAGGATTTGTTCAATACACCTTACCTGACGAAGCTAGAGCTTTTGAAGAAGAACAAAGGAGACGCCAGCTAGATTTAAAACAAGCATTTCAACTAAAACAAAAAAACGATCAAGCATCTATTGAGATGCAAACTTTGGAACAAAGGTTCCTCGACAGAGCTGATACTAGGCAAGAATCGTTAGATCAAACCTACAGGCGAGCTTATAAAGAATCTCTAAAACAAAATTTTAAGGTTGAACAAGCTAGCTTAAAGAGGCAGCAAGAACAGAGAAGCAGTGTAACTGATAGGCTGTCTCAATTTTCTCAAACTCTTCTAAAGGAAGCTGGTGAAGAATTTAAAAAGAGAAATGAGAGAGAAAAAGAATTTGGTAAAAAACTTGCTTATGAATTTGGTGTAGATTTTGAGGATATAAAAGCTCTCAAAACTATTGAAGATAACTTGAAAGCTGAGAACGCAGCTAATAATGCTGTTGTAAGAAAGCTACAAGCTCGTGGGGCAAGCCCTGATCAGATTAATGCTATCCGTCAATTAGATGGCTGGAGGCTCTATGGAGCTGAAATTGCTATCGCTGAACAAGGGAAATATGAATACTCTAATTTTCTATCTAATCCTGAAGTTAGAGATAGAGTTGTCCGATTAGGAGATGGTAGTGAGCTAACTCTGAATCAAGCAACTGAAAATCTTCAATCAGATTCTTATGAAGAGATTAAAGCTATTCTTCGTAGTGAATTTCTTAGAGATAATTATGATACTTTAAGTCAACCATTTGCTGATAAATATTTATATCCAGGCATGAGAGAGGTTGACAGTTATGATAGAGCTGATTATAATAACAAAACTAGTAAAATTTTTAAAGATAATGAAGACGCCGAGTATAAAAATGCTGTTGGCAACTTAGCTAGTACTGGTCAATCTGCTCAAGAATTTATTCTGGAACAAACAGGTGGTCTTAAGGGACCAGCTGCTGCTATTGAGCGTGATAAATTACTAAAAACAGTAAAAGATCTTGCTTCTACTGGCGTTATTTCGGATAAAGATATAGATAACCTTCTTGGGAGTAAATGGATTCAAGATGGTAACGAGAAATCATTTGCCGAGCAATTTAAAAATAGTGCTTCAGTTCAAGAGCTGTTTAATGAAATTGATTTTGCTATTATAGAATATGAAGAAAAAGTAGCCCAGGCTGATACTTTTCAAAGGAATCAGCAATGGGAGTCTATTCTAGAGGAAGCTACTAATGCTTATGTTGCAAATAATGGTGTTCTTGACGCGGAGCAAGAACAACGATTAGTTAGAATTCAAAAAGAACAGTTTCCAGATAAAGAATTTAATGCAACAGTTAAAGCAGGTCTCGATCGTGACCTTAGTTATTTCCAGCCTGAACTTTTCAGGGAAAGAATGCTTGAGCAATTAACTTATACTGGTACTATTGATCCAGAGGATTTAGAGAGAGCTGCGCAAACCGAACCTGAGTTTGCTAGAGGATTAATTGGTGGTCAAGGCAGTATTTCTGATAAATTAGGCATCAACAAGTTTGCTAGAAGCGTTGCAAATGATCTTG